TCATCTTCATCTCGTAAAGGATCACCAATGGTAAATATAATATTGATACCCTTCTTTCCGCGAGGCATATCGTCATCCTCATCTTCATCAACAGTTTCATATTCATCATCCTCATCCTCATCTTCATCCTCATCCTCAACCTCAACAATCCTCTTCTTTTTCTTAGAGGATTTCTTAGAATTTTTCTTAGATTTATTTTTTATAACTACCTCCTCTTCCTCCTCCTCTTCCTCTTCGTCCTTATTATTTTTCTTTTTCTTTTCGTCCTTTTTAATTTTATCCTTTAAATATTTAGATGGAAACATCTTCCCAAGAAATTTTCTATATTCATGCATATCCATTTCATCACACTCCTCTTCACTATCACTATGAGTGCTCATATCATCATCACTATCACTATCATTATGTTTCTTTAATTTTCTATCGTCTTCATTACTCTTAGAACGAGTTTTATATGAAGATTTTTTAGCAGATTTGGTATTGCTGTTGTCTTTAGAGATCGGCATTTTACTATATATGGTTAAAATTATATTTAATTTTTAAGTTCAATTTTTTTATTTAATAAATTCTTAATTTTATAAATAAAAAAATTGAAGATTTAAAACAAGTTAAATATTATATTATATTATAAGGAAGCATGGCAACTAAATCCAAAGAAACGATCCCTAAAAAAAAGAGTTCTAAAATTATAGGTATTCAATTCAGTATATTAAGTCCTGATGAAATTAGAAAAGGATCTGTAGCCGAGATTACATCTAGAGATACATATATTAATAACAAGCCTGTAATTGGTGGACTATTTGATCCAAGAATGGGTGTATTAGAGCCTGGATTAATCTGTCCAACAGATGGTCTAGATTATATGCAAACTCCTGGATATTTTGGACATATTGAAATGGCTCGTCCTGTATTTTACATTCAATATTTAACTACAATTATGAAAATTTTAAAGTCAGTTTGTATTAAGTGTAGTAAGCTAAAGATTAGCAAAGAAAATTACAAACAAGCTCTTAAAATGAGCTCTGAGGACAGGTGGGTCTATTTAAGTAAAATTGCTGCGAATATTACAAGATGTGGTGAGGATACTGAAGATGGATGTGGATGTTTACAACCTAAAAGAATTAAAAAGGAAGGTCTTGCTACATTATTTGCTGAATGGGATAATGTAAACGGATTGAATGATGATGACAAAGATAAACTTAGTATGAAATTAACTCCTGAAATTGTATTAAAAATATTCCGCCGCATTTCAGATGATGATGTTAATTTTATGGGATTTAGTCCTGTATTTTCCCGACCTGATTGGATGATATGTCAAGTATTAGCAGTTCCTCCCCCAGCAGTTCGTCCATCAATTAAAATGGATGGTCAACAGAGAAGTGAGGATGATATTAGTCATATTTTAGTAAACATTATTAAGGCAAATAAAACTCTTCAAGAAAAGATTCAAGAAGAAGCGAATGCTAATATTATTGACGATTGGCATACTGTTTTACAATATTATGTTGCTACACAAGTAGATAATAAAATTCCTGGTGTAGCATCAGTAGCTCAACGATCTGGTCGCCCATTAAAATCTATCAAAGAGAGACTAAATGGAAAAACTGGTCGTGTTAGAGGAAATCTAATGGGAAAGCGTGTAGACTTTTCAGCCAGAAGTGTTATTACATCTGACCCTAATTTATCAATTAGAGAATTAGGTATTCCTAAGAAGGTTGCTAAAAATATTACCAAACCAGTAACCGTTAATAATTTAAATAAGAAATTCTTAGCTACACTTGTTGTTAACGGTCCTGATGAGTATCCAGGAGCCAAAATTTTAGAAAAAGAAAATGGCGAACAAATCACTCTAAGATATGCTGATAGAGAAAATGTTGCTGCTCAATTACAGAATGGTGATATTGTTCATAGACATATGATGAATGGTGATGGTATTCTTTTCAACAGACAACCAACTCTTCATAGAATGAGTATGATGTGTCACATCGCAGTTATTATGGATGTTGGTGATACCTTTAGAATGAATGTAGCTGACACTAAACCATATAATGCTGATTTTGATGGTGATGAAATGAATTTACATATGCCTCAAGATGAGGAATCGGAAGCTGAACTTAAAAATTTAGCAGCCGTTCCATTTCAAATTGTAAGTCCAGCAAATAATTCATCTATTGTTGGTATTTTCCAAGATTCATTGTTAGGTGCTTATCGTTTTACAAGACCTGATATTAAATTTAATCAGCTAGAAGCAATGAATTTGTTAATGTCTTTTAATAAGATAGACATCAAACCCATTAAGAATAAAAAAGAAATTTCCAATTTTGATATATTAAGTCAAATTCTTCCTCCTATTACTATGAAGTTTGGAAACAAATGGTTTGCTGATAGTGGAGAGGAATATAATACATCTAATAATGTGATTGAAATTTCGAATGGAAAATATATTAGAGGACAAATGGAAAAAGGTGTATTTGGTGGTGGTGGCAATGGACTATTACAGCGCATTTGTAACTACTATGGAAATATGGCTTCGGCAGATTTTGTCGATAATTTACAAAACATTGTTACAGAGTATATGAAAACTAGTGCTTATAGTGTAGGTATTAGTGATCTTATTGCTAATAAGGAAACCAATGAAAAAATTGCGATTACAATCACTAATAAGAAAAAGGAAGTTAAAAATTTAATTGACCAAACACATTTGGGTATTTTCGAGAATAAGACAGGAAAATCCAACGAAGAGGCTTTTGAATCTCAAGTTAGAAACATTTTAAATGAGGCTAACTCTGAAGCTGGTAAAATCGGACGAAAAAGTTTGGAGAAATCTAACAGATTTGTTATTATGGTTAATGCTGGTTCAAAGGGTAGTGAAATTAATATTTCTCAAATGATTTCTTGTCTAGGTCAACAAGTAGTTGACAGCAAGCGTATTCCTTATGGATTTGAAAATAGAACACTTCCTCATTACACCAAGTTTGATGATTCTCCTAGAGCAAGAGGTTTTGTTGAGAGTTCTTTCATTTCTGGACTTACTCCTGAAGAACTATTCTTTCATGCTATGGGTGGTCGTGTTGGTTTGATTGATACTGCTGTTAAAACCTCTCAAACTGGTTATATTCAAAGAAGATTGATTAAGGGTCTTGAAGACTTAAAGGTCGAATATGATATGACGGTTCGTAATAATAAACAAAAGATTGTTCAATTTAAGTATGGTGATGATGGTATTGATACAGTTCGAGTAGAAAATCAACACTTGAATCTTGTAGGTATGTCTTTGGAGGAAATTTACGCACATTTCCACATCCCTCAAGATAAGGATACATCTACTGTATTCATTACTCCATATACTAAAGGAGCAGCCAATCGTATGAAAAAGCAAAATACTGATTTAATGGTAAAAACAAAAGAATATATTGATTATATGACTAATTCTCGTGATAATATTGTTAAAAATATATTCAAGAATTCTGATAATAAAAAAATTCATATTCCAGTTGCTTTTCAACATATTATTAATAATATTCAAGGACAACAACAAATTAATAAAAATTCAATGATTGATATTACACCATTAGAAACATTTCAGTTGATTGAAAAGAATTTTGAAAATTTGGAGAAAATTACCTATGCTCCACCCACTGCCTTATTTAAAGTTATGTATTACTTCTATCTATCTCCTAAGGAACTTTTAACTGTTAAAAGATTCAACAGAAAAACTGTTATTACACTCTTAGAAACTATTACATATATCTATAAGAGTGCCATTGTAGCTCCTGGTGAGATGGTTGGTATGATTGCTGCCCAATCTATTGGTGAACCTACTACACAGATGACATTAAACACATTTCATCTTGCTGGTGTAGCTTCCAAGTCTAATGTAACTCGTGGTGTTCCTAGAATTGAAGAAATTCTATCTTTATCTGAAAATCCTAAAAATCCCAGTGTTACTATTTATCTTCCAGAAGACCAATCTGGGACTCGTGAATCTGCTCAAAATCTTATTCCAATGATTGAACATACTAAATTAAGTGAAATTGTAAGTTCTGTTGATATTTGTTTCGATCCTGATGATTTAAATACACTTATTGAAGAAGATGTTGATGCTCTTACACAGTATTACGAATTTGAAAATATTGTTGAAGATTGTGGAGCCAGTCAAATTGTAGATTCTAAAGACAAATCTAAATGGATTGTTCGTATGGAAATGGACAAAGAATCTATGTTAGACAAACAAATTACAATGGATGATATTAATTTTGCTATTAGCAATTCTTACAACAACGAAGTTCATTGTATCTACTCTGACTATAATTCGGATAAATTAGTATTCCGATTAAGACTACAAAATATTCTTGGAAATAAGAAGAAAAATACTTCTGTTAACCCATTAGACCAATCTGATGAAATATATCTCCTCAAGAATTTCCAAGATACACTTCTAAATAATATTGTTTTAAGTGGTGTTAAGAATATTTCTAATGTATCGTTGCGTAAAATTACAGATAATGTAGTTAAAGAAGAAGGTAAATTTATTAAAAAGGAGACATGGGTGTTAGATACCGTAGGAACGAATTTAATTGATATTTTGTCATTAGATTTCATCGATGTCACCAAAACTATTAGTAATGATATTCAAGAAGTTTATAAAACATTTGGAATTGAGGCAGCTAGAAATGCGATCTTTCAAGAATTAACCGAAGTTATTGAATTTGATAGCACTTATATCAACTATCATCATTTGAGTATGCTTTGTGACAGGATGACATATAACTCTAAAATGACCTCTATATTTAGACATGGTATTAATAATGATGATATTGGTCCTATTGCCAAAGCATCTTTCGAGGAAACACCTGAAATGTTTCTTAAGGCCGCGAGACATGCTGAACTTGATGCTATGCGTGGAGTATCTGCTAATGTAATGTGTGGACAACAAGGGTTCTTTGGAACATCTGCTTTTCAAGTTTTAGCTGATATTAATGCTCTTATAGAACAAGAACCAGTAGATGATGAAGAACAAGATGAATATGATATTATTGACGCAGCATTTGAAGGAGTCGAAAATAAAGATGATAAATGTAGTTCTGATAAGATTGTGATTGATAGTAATATTGTAAATATTAAAGCAGTTGATGATGGATTAGATGGAGATGATGACTATGACCTAGAATTTTAACTCATTAAATAATTAATAAAATAAATAATAATAATTTTTTATTTATTTTATCTTTATATGAATATAAACATAATTTACTATATTACTAATAATAACTTATGAATATATTTGAACATTTTTTTAATAAAGAAATAGAAAAATATCCAGGTTTTAATTTATTTAATACATATTTTCAATCCAACTTTCCATCAAAAAAAGATAGTTATGATTGGAAAGAATATGTTAAATATAAATACTTTATATTAAAAAATTACTTATTTCAAAACAATATTAATTCGTCAATAGATATCTTACCAGTATTTAACAATGTTCAAAGAAAATTACTCGCTTTATATAAATTTAAACATATTTGTTTAATGAAAAATAATAAATACCTTAACGAACAAATAGATCTTAACTTTAATCCAATTTCTTCTTTGAATTCTAAATATTATATTACTCTTATCCATAATAAATATAAATCGCAATTCTCTATGTTTGATTTAATTCGTATTATTAACTCTTCTTTATCTTATGAGGTTAATTTTTTTCCTGAACCTAGAAAAATAAAAAATCCATGGGATAATAAACCATTTTCTCTTTCAAATTTATATAATATTTATTTTTTTATTAAACAATCTAATCTTACAATGCCTACTTTATTTTCACGATTTTTTGAAAGCAAATTTGATTTAAAACATTTTGAACACTATAATCAATTTATAATTAAAGATTATATTATTAATAATTGTCATTTATTAACAGATAGTAGAAAATTGTCTTATATTCGAAATATGACAGCTACTTATAATAGAAAGAATATCAAATGTGTCAATACTTTTAATATTGATAAAAAATTTCCATCTAAAAGATTAATCGAGGTCATGGGTAAATTTATTAAACCACATTTATTGGCTAATTATTCTTATGAATCAGATATAAGAATTAAATATAGAATGAAATTAAATAAATTATTACGCGAGTTTAAAAAACAAAATCCATTATTTGGAAGAAAGATTATATCTTTAAATATTCGAAAAATATATTACATTAGTAGATTAATTTATGAAGAAAATCAGTGTATATTTTTACCATATAATTCTTATATACCGAAACCAGAATTTATCTCACTAGAAGATAAAGGATATTTTGTCGATTTTAAAGAATCGAATAATTACACATTATTTCCTATTTTTGAACCATCTAATAAATGTAAAGTCATTATAGAAGAGAATAATATTTTACTGTCACCAAATATAATTAAAGAACTTGTATTTAATTCTTATCAAATGAGTATCATAAAAGAAAAGTATTATCCTACTATTAAGAAATTATTAAATTCTGTGACAACTACTCCAACATCTACAATAAATAATGATAGTGATGATAATATTAGTGATACTGATGATAATAATAGTGATACTGATGACGAAATTGAAGAATTTGAAGACTTTGTCGTTAATAGTTCATCAGAACATCATATTATTAATAATCCATTCGTATCAATTGAAGAATATGAAAATCATAATGAAAGTCGTAGTCCAAGTCATAGTGATAGTAGTGACGAAGAAGTAAATAGCGCTAGATTTATTTTTAATATAAACAATATTGAAACTGATGCTAGTAATAACAGTGATAGTGATGATGATATATAGTAACAATCGTATTAGTATAAATAAATTTATATAATTATTTAATTTATTTATTTAAGATTAAGTTTGGTCTTTAATTTAACATTTTTATTTTCTACATTAATTCCATCAATGTCTTTATATGTTTCTAAAATTTCTATTATATTATTTTTTTGACTGTTTATTTCATCTTGAATTTTTGTCTCAGGTAGTTCTCTTATTGATAATAACCCTTCACCGCCTTTATTTATAATCATTTTATATTTGGGGGTCTGGTGTTTATACTTATTAACACCTGGTGTTCTAATAATAAATGTATTATTATTGCTAATATTAAAACACAAGTATTCATTGTTATTTTCTTTAAAAGTGTGAGGAGCAATTAATGTAATTGGAATATTGAATTTATTTGAAATCAATAACAAATCAAAGTTTGTTATGTAATAACTATCAGACATTATAATGTATTCTAATGTAATAGAATTGGTTGCTAACTGTTTAGATGAGAGAATATATCCATAATAATCTAATAAACTTACTACATCAGCCGGATATTTTTCAAATAATTTATTATACTCGTCGACTAGTATTTTTTTAACTCCTAATACATCTATAGTTTCTGAATTATAATTATTTACCATAGTTAATACTACATCAAATGAACAATTATTATTTTCTGATGAAAAATTAATTTCTTTATAACCTCCTCTAAATTTTAATTTAAGTTTCGCAAATATATCCTTTTTTGTAATAGGACAATTGTTATATATTTTAAAAGCTTTTGAACCTTTTGAACCTTTTGAATCTTTTGAACCTAATTCTTGAATATTATCCAATTTACCAGTATTCATATTTTTTCTTTCAATTGTTATATCAAATGTATTATCATACGGAACTGTTGTATTTGGTTCAACAGTATCATAAGAAGTAAATGATATATATTTACTTTTATTATCCGGAATCAAATCATCAAAATAATCTTGTGTTAAGAGAGATTGTAATAAAATAATTTCATTTTCATTCAGATTATATTCTAAATTTGTAAATGATAAAAACATCTTAGGTTTAAACATAAATTGTTTAATTCGAACATATCTTATTAATTCATCAGAAAGTTTACTATAGTATATTTCTCTATTATCCAAATTACTTAAAAGATTGGTTTTGGGAATTAACAAAACATCACCATTACTTTTTAAATTATCCTCGATTATTTTAATGTTATCTTCATTATTTGGAATAAAATTTACATTATCATTCATCAACGATTCCAGTAATAATATTAGTTTTTCTAATTGAGTATAATATAACATTCTAGGAGAGTTAGAAACTTCCTCTATTTCACTTCTGGCATTTCTATTTTTATAATTATTTAATAGCTTTCTCAATGTATTTCTAAAAGTATTATATAACTCCGTTTCTAATTTAACCTTTTTAACATATTTTTCACGAGTTTTATCTTGTTTTTTACTTATTTGTGTTATTTTATTAACTTGTATAAAATTATCATCATTAATTGTATATTTAATACTTTCATCAGTATTTTGTTCAGGTTCAATTAATGGTATCAATTGATTTGTTTCTGTTAATACACCAATAACTAACTCATCTTCTATTATTTTAACAAGAGGTTTACATAAAATCTCATTATTAGTTGTATCAGATATTAATTTCAAAAATTGTAATGTTTCTTCCATATTTTTATTATTGTCATCATTTTCAATATCTACTAATTCATATCCTGAAATAATTCCCGACGGAAAACAAGGAATAAATCCATTACTTCCATCCTTGCTAATATTAAGTCCTACTACCTTATTATCATAATTAATAACTAAATCAAGTATATCAATATTATATTTTTCTAATATTTCCTTTGTTTTTTCTAATGTATTATTTCTTTTAAATTTTATTTGTTTATATTTATATTTATTTGGTAAACTTGGCATTGGTTTACATCTAGAATTATATATCTCTGTTATAGTATCTGAGAATACTTTTAAATGAGGAACTCTTGAAAATAATTCCGGTGTATAAAATTTGATTGTTGATAAACTCATAATATTCGTTTTACTTTCATCCTGAACAATGTATATTGGTTCAAAATACTCATATTTTTGAAGAATTATAATAGTATCCTTATTCTTATCGTATTTATTTAATGAATAAATATTTGTAGGACAAATTATATTTATATTAGATGTGGTATCATCATAAGGTATGTTTAATATAATCATATTAATTCCGTCTTTAAATAACAATTTATTAGGTTGACAAATTAAATCCCAGAGATAAGTATAATCAACATATGAAGTAGGAGATTGTAAATAATCTAGAAAATTTTTATATGCGCTACTAATTCTCTCTATTTGAATTATATTCTTGCCTTTTAATTTTTTATATATTTCTGAATCTTCTATATTTGTTGTATCTATATTTTTTAAATCTGTATCTTGAAATTGTGTTATAAGTGAACCATTCTGGAGATTAATAAACACATCTGGTGTTAACATTTTTACTAATACATCAGCTATAAAATTTTTAATCGATTTTACCTCTTTATCTGAAGCAATATCAGAAATACATCCAATAAATGATTTATTTTTATCTCCCTCAACACCTTTTCTTAAAAAACATGGATATTTTTTCTTTAAATTTTTATTGGTAATACTTATTTGACATTTTTTATTATCAGTTCCTATAAAAGTTTGAAGAATAAACGGGAGATATCCAAAACGACCTACTTGTAAAGGGAATTTATCGGGGCCTTTTATATAATCATCTACATCTTGTTTAGATTTAGAATTTTTACTAATATCTATTTTGTCTTCAATACCTTCTTCACGTTCTTCTCTATCTACTATTTTTTCACTTTGTTTACATTGTTCTCTTCGTTTTATTTGTCCAGGTTTGTCCCATGTTTTGAAACAACAAGGTATACAGAGACCATCAGGATGTTTATCATCTTTCAAAAATCCAGGATAGTGTTGTGTATATTCTCCATCCTTTCCCATATGATCCTTTGACTTGAATTCCCAAATATTCGCTCCAGGAGGAACTACCTTAGCATCTTGTGGAATTATATCACCATATTTACCACTGTCAACTTCTTCTTTAGTTAAGCTAGTATTAGTTTTTAAATCCCAATATCGTGGACAAATATACCAAAATTGTTTATCAGGATTAGAACCATATTTAATCGCGTGTTCATAAGAACCTGGATGTTCTTTATCAATTTTATCTTTCTCATTATCAGTTAATATAACTGGTTGTCGTCGTTTATTCCACGGACATGCTCTAGAGTAATTATCATATTTTCCATCTGATTCTGTCAAAAATAATACAGGATCTTTTTTGTTTAATTCTCTAAAAAATGGATTCGGGTCAGCTATTTTCATACCAGTAATATTTTTTTCTAATTTTTCTTCTCCTTGAATACTTAGTTTAGTTGGTTTACGAATAATTTTAGATTTTTTCTCTTTTACAGGTGATGGTGTCTTATCTTTTACAGGTGATGGTGTTTTATCTTTTACAGGTGATGGTGTTTTATCTTTTACAGGTGATGGTGTTTTATCTTTCACGCTAACTCCTTCATCTCCATCATTATCATCCATATCCACACTAACTCCTTCATCTCCGTCATTATCATCCATATCTACACTAACTCCTTCATCTTCGTCATTATCATCCATATCCACACTAACTCCTTCATCATCGTCCATATCCACACTAATTCCATCATTGTCATCCATATCCACACTAACTCCATCATCAGCATCATCATCCATATCAACACTAACTCCGTCACCATCCTCGTCTAAATCGATATCAACGCCTTCATCAGAATTTCCACCTTTTAATTCTTCCTCATCTATTTGAATTTCATCATCGTCGTCGTCATAATCAGAATCATCATCATATAAAAAATCTAATACATTAATCGATTTATCCTTCATAGCTTTTGTAGATTCTCCGAATGTAAGATCTTGACCAACAATCGCTACAGGAATATTTTCGGTTATTTTTTTCTCTGATGGTGCTACTATATCATCAACTTGATCTAAATCATCAATTTGTCTTGTTTTACATAATGTATCAATTGTTTCAATTTTAACATTTGATGATTCGGGGTACTGGGTAATTCTAATTAACGAATCTAAATAGATTGGAATAATAGACATATAAAATATATTATTGATATTATCCATTTCTATCATAATATTTTGTTTAAATTGGTCTTGTGTTATTTTGGTTAAGAATCCTGGATTATTTTTAATTTTAAGTTTTCTAGTTTTATTTAGTGTTTGAACAACTTGTAAACTATTTAATAAATCTGCTATTTTAAGTTGAGCTTCTGTCTCTGATAATTGATAATTATCCATTAGTAATTTAACAATATCTTCATCTTCATTTGCTCGGTTCAATAATTCTACAATAAATGCTTCTTGACTATCCATTTCATTAAAATTTGATACGCGCTTGTACCTCATTACAATACCCTTTTTAAGTTCACCAACTAAAACATTAAATATACTAGAAACACATCCTAATAAATTATTCAAGTTAATATTTTTATCAATGGAAATATATGAAAAATATTTGATATTAATAATATCAATATTTTTATCATATAAATTGTTGAATAGTTTCATTGAATAACCACTCGATTCAAGATATTCTTTAACAACAGAAACAACTGGATTAACAGATTTTTTAACAATTTCTTCAATGTCTGGTATAGATTTTGTATCCTTGAATTCGATATTAACATAAATATTAGCAAGATTATCAAATTCTAACACTATAGGAATTTTATTATCATTTACGGTATGTTCAATATAACACGAAACCCGTTTAGACTGACCAATTAATTTTGTTAATTTAAATATTAATCCCTTTGATAAATAAGGAATTTTTCTTCCATTTTTCGCTACTTTATCACAATATAATCTATATATTTTTTCTTGTTTTTTTGATGGATTAAACTTAATCAAAGGAATTTTTTTAGTAGCATGTATCAATTTAAAAATAATATCAAGAGGAACATTATATTCCGAATCTTGAGCCATTGAAAAATTAATTGTGTTAATACCTTGTTCGATATAATTTAATTCATTTTTTCTTGAGTTATAAATTTTATGAAAAAGTGATATATTATTAATCTGTTTATCGAATTTAACATTAACCAAATTTTTATTATCATCTAATAATTCTAATCTGTTATCATTCAATGAGTTAATATCATTTATATTCTTAATATTTAAAAAAGGGAAATAAATTTTGGTAGTTACAGTTTCAGAGATATTTTTGGAAATAACTGATTTTAATACATCCATTGCTGAACATAAATATATTGTATTTTCAAATAGAAATCCATTAGACAATAACAAGTCTTTATTTGTTGTTGTAATAACATTGTCAGCATTTAATTTTAATATTTTATCAAAATCAATTAACTTGAACGGATTTGATGAGAAACTATAAATACTGTCGCCTAATATAGAACGTTGACCTAAAGGTATATTAACTAGCTGAGAATTTTCGTTTAGGTTTAAATCAATAACATCATTATATGTATATATATCTTTGATAGGAATTAAATCAATATTAACATTATTAATATTAGAGAGAAATTGAAAGAATATATTTTGAGTTAATTCTATCTTTCCATTTTGAGTTAAAAATTCATATATTTTTGAATTATTAAGTTCTTGAACTTGTTTTCCAAATAAATACATTTCATCAAAACTAATATTATTATCTAGAGCAATAATAATTTTTTTTTTAATGGTCTCAATAGTATCATCTAAATAAATTATTTGTGTAGAGAAAATAACTGGAATGTTTTGAGTAGTTATTTTGTCCATTTCTTCCTTACTAAATATCCCTTCAAACATAATATTTTGCCTATCAGATAAAAATAATTTGGTTAAATCAGTATCGGTATCATTATTACCATAAAATACAATCATATTCTTAACATTATCTTCATCTAAATGTATTAATTTATATATTTCGGTCATTTATATATAAAATCAAAATATTATTTTATATATATATAATGCTTATTAATGGAATTGTGGCAATGGATATAAATAAAGGCATAGGGAAAAACAATAATTTACCTTGGACTTTAAAAAAAGACCTTAGACGGTTTCAAAAAATAACTACAGGAAATGGTAATAATGCATTAATTATCGGAAGAAATACATGGAATAGTATAAATTTTCTTAAAGGGAGAGATCATTTTATATTGAGTAAAACAATAAAATTAAATTATGAACAAGACGGTAAAATTATAAAGTCTTTCGCAGATATTCCTGAACTACTAAAATTTTTAGAAGATAAAAAATATGATAATATATGGGTTATAGGTGGTTCACAGATATACAAAACATTCCTAGATATGTCTTTAATAGATGAATTATATATTACTTTAATAAATGATTCATATGATTGTGATACACATTTTCCTAGTATTCCAGATAATTATTTTATGATTCAGAATCAATTACAAGAAGAAATTACAGAAAAGGGAAAAAAAACATCAATGGTTATTTTCAAAAAAATAAAAGAGGGTATGGTTGTAAATCACAATAACAATATATATAAAGTTATTAAGATTCATTATGATGATGCTCCAAATTTTTATTTTACGATAGTTGATAAACATGGTAATGAGAAACAAACTGTTAGATCAAAAATAGAACTAAAATTAGTTTAAGCCAATCAAGGGAATTGAACCCAAGTTTCACCCCCACAATTAGGGTTACTCGCAACCAACATTGGCAATATAAGTTAATATTAATTTTTAAAATAATTTTAACTTATAAGTCATAATAAGGATTGTCGGTAATATCCATTCCACAATAATTTTCAGGTTCTTTTTTATAATCGACTGGTGTATATAGTTTTAATTCTACAGCGTGTTCTAATAAGAATTTAAAGTTTTGCCAAAATTCATCAGTATGACCTACACTTTCAGTCATAATATGCGCTAATTCGTGAAAAGCAACAAAAGATAATGTATTAGGATCTATTAAATTTTCATTATTTGATTTCTTTTTGTTAAGACAAAATGCTAATTTCTCTCCTTTATTTTCACTATACGCTGTATATTCACTAGTAGGCAATGTTTCTTTAATGGTAGTAGGATTAAAATTTTCTACCATTCGTTTAACATTATCCCTATCTGGATATCTTTGTCCAAGATTTTCAACTAAATATTCTAATTTTTCAGTTGTTCGTGCTAAAAGATTAGAAGCTTTTGTGACATTTTTTCTCTCTCTGACACAATATTTTTTACCATCAACAGTCGATACAATACATCGTAGATTAAATACATCTGAATCGTAGTAAATTTTAAGACCAATTAATATTACAAATAAAATAATTATAAATCCAAACATATTAATACGAAGTTTCATCTATAATAAATTATTATAATAAAAATTATATTAATTTATTTATTTATTGACCACCTTGTCCAATTTCAAGAGGGACACGCATAGTGTCAGGAGAAATAGTAGTATTATTCCAAGGGCCAACATTTAATTGAGGGTTAGCAGGTTCAGAACGAACTTGTTGATTAGCATTTCTTAAACTGTTACCAATAGTATCGATACCCATATGGTAACCAGAACGAAGAAGGTTAACATTTTGTAAGTCACCGGAACCAGTAGGGTTTAATTGAGCCCATTGGCTGTTGGTATCCTTAGGTAAAAGTTCAGAAGGATCAGTAATAGGAGCTCTAGAGCAAGATGGAGGAAGACCTTGAGTAGAAGTAGAAACA